GGCGGATATGTTTTTTTATGTGTATATTCCATACTTTAGCGTTAAACTTTTCTGCCAAATACGAAGCGTAACACAATGTCATGCATTGGTATTCGACGTTATTATGCGTGACTGTGTAGTGGTGAACCAAGTCTCCACAGTTGGTTAAATAGTCAACGTATTTTGATTCTGGTTCTTTAATCATTGGCATGCCCGTTCAAGAAATGTGCTTCAGCTTGATCAATAACATTCTCAATCGAGTTACCCTTAAACACCAAAATACCATCCACCTCGCCCAAGCAAACACAATTAGATGGATTCCCGACATGAAACGCCCATTTATATTCAATGTAGTCACTATCATGCCTATAAAGCATTGATTCTTTGTCTCCATCTATTGAAGCAAGAAGGCTATCAATTCTTTCATCTATTGTTTTTGTATTCATAGTTTCATTCCACAATTTCTGCTTCGATGGCACTCTCACGCACCTTGTTTGCCATACGCATCCTAGCTTCCTCAATAGCCTTAGCGGCATCGTCGATAGACGGCCCCTTGCGATGCTCGATCACCACGCCTGCCATACCGGATAGCTTGGCACTGTGGTCAGACAGAATGCCCACGGTCAACGCAAGCCTGTCAGGGGAAATCTTCTTGAGTTCCTCTGGATCATTCGCCAGTTGCTCTGCCTTCTCAAAAAGCAAATCAGTGTATTCTGCCGCCACCATTGCGTATCGTGCGGAAAACTCCTTACGCTTGGTTTCTAGCGTGTCCTCATGCTGCCAGGATAGCCGCCTAATGGTCTCATGCCCCAGCCCTGTGATGCGGGAAATCTGCTTTACTGGAGCACCCTGTGCGAGCAACCAGAGGGCTTTAGCGGCAACGTGGGGTTGGTTATTCTCTACGCACGCCCGTGGAAGGAGCTTTGCCCGTTCGCGGATTTCCTCGAAAAACTCCCGCATTGCAGCGGCATTGTCGATTTCCGGCAAGGGCGTTATCTCGTCACTCATGGGTGATTTCTATCTTATTCTCGTAGGAACGCAAGCATTATTTTCGCTTGGTTTTTTTCACCTTCACCGCGCCAGAATGCAACTCACGTTTCAGCTTGGACTGTTGGTCCTTGGAGAGTGGGCTGCCCTTGCTCAACAGATAGCCTACTTGCTTTTTGCTTTTGGTTTTCATTTTGTTAATTCCGGTTTGTTTTCAAAACCATATTTTTCTTTGAATTTTAAGGATTCTTTCCCAAGCGCACCAACGCTTCTGCCAAGTCGATATGACCATTCTGGGTCGTATTTACCCGTTTCAAGATATGCTTGCATGCCATTGCTTGTCATAAGCAACATTACTGCTTTGCCCATTTCGGCATCATATTGTTCTGGAGTAAGTTCTTTTTGTCCAATTTTCCGCAAAAACGGCATAAGGTCACCAGAACGATACATTGCTGCTGCGGTTCGGTCACCAATAGATGAAAGCACAGATTGCACTGGAGCAAACAATCTTGCTGCAATTCCTTTTTTGGGGTCTTTTGTAACAACACCGGTTATTTCAACGCTATCCCTAAATGGTTTTGTTCTGACTGCTTCCATCATTCTTGAGGCGGCAAGAATGGTTTTGGTTTGATCTTCTCCAAGAATAGCTTCCATGTTTTGCCTGATTCTTGGTTTCAAACGAATGTCATCAAGAAGCTTTTGTCCATTCCAGAGCATGTATCTTCCAATGGTTGCATCAGGTTCACCTCGATACAATGAGAAAATGTATTCCGCGTAATCCTTACGGAGGTTGCCTTGGTCTTTCGGGCCGAATTTGCTTAATACTTTTCTTACAATACCTGGGTCTGCCTCAAAAATTGCTTTGGGAAACACACCTTGGCTTAATGACTCAACGTGACCATTCATCGCATCTTTCAGCAGTATGCTTGACACTTGTTTATCAAGCTCGTCTTGTTTTGCTATTCTAGATGCAATTGTGTCTTGCATTTCCTTAACCGAAGATTCGCTTAATGTGCCTTCAAGTCCACGGATGTCATCGTAGGTAATTTTTGATGGATCAAGATTTCTTGTTTTTATCAAATCTTGCAATCCACGAAGTTTGGTAATCATCATTTCCCCACGAAGCTCATTACCACCTCCAAAAAGGGTTTGAACAATTTCATCGTCAAACTCAAATTTGTTCAGACCACCTATCTTACTTCCGTTAAGTCCAATTTTTTTGAGGTATTCTTGTTGCAGTCGCATTGTAAATTGACCAAAGTTTGTAGGGTCATTTTTACTAACGGCAGTCAATACCTCATTTAAGTTTTCTGGATACTTGAATACCAAACTGGATATTTCTTGTCCGCTCATCTTTCTTTTTTGAGTCCCACCAATTGTCTCGAGAATTGATGGAAGCGTATTTGTGTTTGCGGTATATAACATGAAGTTGTCATAGGAATTTGTCGCAGCAAGCCATTCGTCGTAAATTCCTGCTTGACGATATACGTCATCACGAAATGCTTTTGCAGCTTGAGAAACAGATGCGCTGATCTCCTTCAATGTGCCTGCACCGCTTCCGGCAATGGGACCACTTGGAGCCAATTGCCTGATTGTTCTGTAATAATCATCAAGCTGCGAAGCGTTTATGTTTCCAGATATGTTGCGAAGATCATTGGCTCGATTCCGCAGGTTGTATGCAGTTGCTTCTGGAAGATTTGGATTTTTTGCTAAATAGCCCTCAATCCTTTGAAGTTCTTTCAGATTCCTTGGCCTTTGCCTTAATTGTTCAATAATGTTCCTAACTTCCGGTGGCCGCCCAACTCTTTCATTAAATGTCTTTGCTAGATGGTCAGCAAACTCAAGCGGATCAACATTTACAAGAGGATTGTTTTTTTGGTAAAATGGATTAAAAAATCTATTTTTTGCTTCTTCTGCATTTGATTTCGCTGATACAATTGACTGATTAACATAATCACCAAATTGAACACTATTTAATGGTTGTGTTCCAGAAGTAAGACTGTAAACATCTCTATCAACAGAACTACGAAGTTGCTTGGCAAGATTTTTATCGCTTATCGCAACTTGCCTGACCAGATTGTCACGATCTATTCTGAACAGTTTTATCGTATCTTCGTAAAGTTCTTTGGGAAGTTCATTTGGACCAATTGCGTCATTCATTACTTTCTGAAGACGTTGTGCGCCAACAATCAAATCTCTTCCAATTTTCCAATTGTTCAGGTTTTGCCCTGCTTTCAATAGCTTTTCTTGTCTCTCTACAGAACCAGACGCAATTCTGGCAAGGCTTGTTTGATATCCCGCAGCAGCAAGGTCTGCTTCTGCTTCTTCAAACATTTTTGCACGCTTGGTCATTTCGCCTTTTCTTGCCGTGGCGACTCCCCTCATTATTGGGCCACCAAGTTTCATTGTGGCGTATTCAATTGGGATACCAACCGCAGCTTCTGTTGCGCGTCTTGGAATTGAGTTTATAAAGTTGTCTCCAACACCAAGGACGTTTCTTGCAATTTGATCCTGGAATGATGCGAATCCAGTGTATCCAGTTGCACTTCCTGTTGCTACTGCAAGTGGGCTTTTTGTTTTGAATCCTGCATATGCACCACCAAGCAAACTACCGGCTAAAGGAGCAATCTCACCAACTGCGTCAACAAAGTCCCTGCCAGTTACTCCAAATTCATCAATTGGAGTCCACTTGCCTTGGTCGTCTTTGACAAAAGTAACAGGTGATCCTCCAACCTTTTCAGTGACAATATTTTCCGGGGCAAATCCTTCTTTCTCAACAAGGTATTGCGCTTTGTTTTCCGGCAGAATAAATGCCAAGTTTTTTCTAACTCTTGCGCCAAAACCTGATGAAAGGTCAACCTCGCCACCCAGCATGTATGATGCCGCTTTTTGATACTTTGATTGAATCTGATCAGAAGTGGTAGGGAGAGTCGCGCCAATTTGGTCAAGATCGTCTGTCAAAATTGTGCCGTCCGCCACTTTTGATCTTAATGCGGAAGTTTCAATTTGGATATTGGCATTTGCCTCATCGAACAACTGAATAAGTGGTTGTGATTCATTAAGAAGTTTTTCCGCACCAAGGTTGTCGCCAGCCGCAACAAGTTCGCTTACACGTTTTTCAACATCGCGCATTGTTGCTTCAACAGCAGACCTGCTTTGAGAAAGCTCATCAAGCTTTTTTAGGCTATTTGGCATAATGGTTTGTCAATTTTACTGTGAAAGTCTACTTCTTAATTCTTGGAGTCTTTGCATTATGCCAGATGCTTCTGGACTAGCTTGAGACTGCACTTGATTGCCTTCTTTTGATTTTTCAAGCAATTTGGGATTTAGTTTTGACCATTCAGCACCAGGAACATCAATTCCCTGAACTGGAATCTGTAAATTTTGCCTAGTAAGCAAGTATTCTTTGACGTATTCGTCATAAACATCTTGAGTAATTTTCCCGCTATCAAGCAATTTAACAACATCTTCAGGTGTTCCGTGGGCTGCTTCAAATTGGTTCAATCCCGTAAGCTTGGAATTGTTTACCAAATCTTTTGGATCTACTCCAATTTCCATTTTGCCCATTCGGTTTTCAAATTTGGGCCATTCTCTTTCTGTGATTGTTCCACCAGCAGAACCAGTCAAAGATGAGTTTCTCAACGCATTTATACTTTCTCTTGATGTTGCAACCCTTGCAGTTTCAAGCATTGTATTAATTCTGCCAACTTCAGTTGCTGGCAAAGCTGTTGCCAATGTTGCTTGTCCCCTTGCAATTAAAGGATTGCTGCTCAATTCAGTTTCGATCATTGGAATGGCTTGAGCAAGAGATGTGGTGATTGCTCTTGTGTTTTCAAAACCCATACGTTTTTGTGCTTCTTGCACGCGTTGTTCTTTGGGGGTTTGTCCAACTCCCGGTCCTTGAACAAATTCAACTCCACCTTCTGGTGTTGTGCGAACAGACATTCCAGATGGTTGTTGATAAGTAACCTTTGCATTGGAAACTCCACCATCTGGCAGAACATCTCCTGAAACCTTACCGCCTTTTGCAATAATATCTTGAACTTGCGCTGGAGAAAGCAAAACAATTTCTTGTTGTTGTTGTGTTGATTCACGATAACGAGGACCAACACCAAGTTGCGCTCCCGGCTTGGGAGGTAAAACGCCAGGCTCGTCACCCATGCTTACCCCCATTTCAAATGGAACTCCGTTTTCATCTGCTTCCGTAAGAAGATCATCTGACAGTGGTTGTAGAGTTTCGTCTTGTGGAAGTGCATTTTGTATCATTTCTCCGATTGGAATAAGTTGACCGCTACGAGTCCTGCCCATTTGAACAACTTCATCACCACGGTAAATGTTTTCAATGCCAGCAATTTCATTTGCACTTCTTTGCTGCTCTTCCATTTGCATAGCCATTTTTTGACTTGCAAGTTGGGCGTTTTGTTGTTCAGCAAGAAGTCCGCTACCAATCTTCAGCGATGTTTCAATAGCTTGTGCCGCTGCAAGCCTGTCGCTTAACGGGTTGTTTTTATCACCAAGGATAAACATTGCCTCTTGTGCCATTGGAGCAAGTGAAGGGAAGCTGTCTGAAATAGCCTTGGCTACAAGCTCGGCAGACTTTACTTGCTTTTCCTGTTCGGCTTGTTGTTTCTTAAATTCACCGAACTGTTTTCCGATGTCGCCAATATCAGCACCGAGCTGCGCCATGCCCTGCCCTTGGATTGCGCCAGCCCTTGCAAAGCCAGAATAATCCTGCACGAACATGCGCGGGTCGATACCTGCGCCAAGCATTTGTCCTCTTCCGTATGTAGCCATATTATTTAATCATTTGGAATCCCAATTTTGCAACACTTCCCCCAATGCTTCCAATTGCGTTGGCAATTCCAGCAGACCTTGCTGCGCTTGCCTGAGCATTCGCCATGCTTGCATTAAGTTGGTTTTGCCGTTGCACAGCACCAAGGTTCAATGCAGCATCCGGCGAGAATAGCTGCGGTGTGCCTGCGCCAATCGCGCCCAATCCAAGTCCAAGTTGCTGCTGTCCGGTCTGGTATGACAGTGGCTGGCTGCCAAGCATTGAGAACCCAGGCTGCGTGTAGAACTGCCCTGCCATGTTGAATGCTTGTTGCTCTGCCTGTGCCGCCTCCTGACGCTTACGGAACAATGATTGCTCGCGGTTTAGCACCTCTCCAGCCACTGACGCGTTACTTCCAAGCATACCCCTTGCGCCAAATGCCTCTCTTGCCGCCTGTGTCGCCTCACGCTGCTCTTGAGGGTTTAGTCCGTAGGAAGACTGCCTAGCACGCATTGCCTCGCTTGTAGAGGCTCCTACGACGCCTGCTTGTTCTGGCGACAACGCTTGTGAAACACCCCGCGCCATCCCGGCTTGTTGCTGCATCGACTGCAACTCTGCCTGCCTTGCTGCTGCCAGTTGCTCTTGGGACTGTTGGGTGGCTTGCTGACCAAGTCCAAAAATCCCTTGTTGTCCGCCAGCACCTTGAAGGAATGCGGAAATGTCACCAAGATTCAATCCTTGGAACTGTGGGCGGAATTGTTGCTCAAATGACAACACATCCGGCATTGTTGCCTGATATGCAGACAGCAACTTTCTGATGTCTTTTGAATAGTTTGCTTTAGGAACTTGTACGCTTGTTGATCCGCCCATTGTCTTGTTATGTTAATTGTGAGAATATACGCTTCATTCGTTCTGCGCTGTAGATTTTTGGTTTCCTATCTTTTAGTTTGAAGCCGCGACGGAACGCAACCAGTCCATCCCAATCGGAGAATGCTGAGAGTAGCTTTCGCACGCTTCCTCCGTAGTAAGTGACATAGAGACAGTCAGAGTCATCTTCTTTGGTTGGTGTGTCGATGTCCGTGCTTCTGCAATGGTATGCAAGAAGGATTGCGTCATTTCGTGAAACAACAAATCCATGCAGGATGTGCCACATGAATTGTCCGTGAAAGTCTTCTCCAATTGAGGAAAACTTTTGGATTGCTTCGACGATTCGCATGTTTGGTTCCATTTCATCGTATTACCATGAATGACGCTTGGTCTGGATTGGTTGAACTGCTGCTTGCGTCTCTGAATCGCAGTCTGAATGTTGTGGTTGTTTCAGTAAACCCAGCTTCAAGTATGTTTGCAAATGCTTCTGACATGCAAACAACAGCATAGTTGGCATCCGGCAGTGCGGTTGTCATAACGACATCGTAAACACCGGAACTTATCCTTGTAACGCTGGTAACATTGCCACTGGCATTTACAACGCATGCGCCATTGCTGCCCTGTCCTGCAAAATTGCCCCATGCACGGACACCAAAAACAGGTGCGGTTCCAGTTTGCGCTCCATTTAACTTTGCAGCAGTAATGTTTGCATCGGCAATCTTTGGGGTTGTTACATTGGAATCAAGAATTTTTGACGTTGTAACCGAATTGGACGCAAGTTTAGCCTCTGTAACATTGGCATCTGCTATTTTTGCGGTTGTTACGTTGGAATCGGCAATCTTTACCGTAGTAACAGCACTGTTTGCAATGTTACCAGTCTGGATTGTCTTAACCTCAAGCCTTCCGCTGCCATTTACCTGTAGTGTTGCATTATCTGTAGTGCCAGATGAACCAGAAACAAACGTGGCCGCATCAACCAAGTTGTTTAACTTGGTGCTTGTGACTTGATCTCCGTCAGCAAATGTCTGACCTTTGGATAAAATAGGCATAATTAGAATTGTGAAATGGTTTGTCGGTTGGTTATTGTGGCATCAATCGCGATTGAATTGACTTTGGGCCGTCCAATTGGCTGTGATCCTGACGTATTTGCAGAAATTGTCAATTGTGCATACAATCCCCTTGGGTTTCCAAGGCGCATACGAAGGTTTGCAGACTCATTTGGTGGCAAATCTTGCCCAATAAGGTTGTTAATGCGCCCAACTTCATACAATTCTGCGTCTGGGTCTTCAGTGGAGAAGCTAAATACCGCATCGGTGTTCTCGTCGCTGCCTTGGCATTGCACTTGGATGGCGGAAAACTTCTTCCTGTCGTATGTTCCAAGCATAAAACCACGCGATTTAAGCTCGTAATCCACATTGTAGGTGGCAGAACTGCCCACCGGGTTCAAGGAAACCACATCCACAGGTGTTTCGTTGGCATTTGCTTCATGGATGCCGCCTTGATCGTTAACGTAGAACAATGAATTTCTAGCTCCAACCTTACCGTAGTGGATGTCAACGATATTGAACTGCCCACCACCGAACGTATCCACGGACTCCCACGCTTTGTTAAGCATATTGTAGATTAAGATTGTGTTGTTTCCGGTGGCATCGTCTGCTCCGGCTTCGCTGTCAATTGGCACTGCAATGTAGTATCGGTTGTCGTAATACATCCCGACAGACTTGTCTGCTAGTCTCTTGTTGATTCGGTCAATAAATGGCTGTATTGCTTTGGACAGTGGTTCGCCAGTCCCACGAAGGTTGTAGTCATTTTGGAACTCCACTGCATACACGCCGCTATCCGAGAGAAAGAAAATAAGGTTCGCAAACCCAACAATGCTCTTACGAGCCAAGCACCCTACTTCCCTTGTAAGCTCCGTGACAATTGTGTCTTCCAAACTACCTTGAGTCTTGTTGACAATATGGATGCTATTGCGGTTAAACACAACCAAGTTGTCTTCAGTAAATGAATGAAAACCAACAAGGAAATCTGCAATGCCAGCAGTAACTTTGAATTGACTGTAAATCTGGTCATAGGTGTCACCGTCAAGAATGTCTGACGCAAGAATCTCGTCACGCTCCTCCCTGTCTGTGTATGTCGGAGAGGCCGCAGTTCCACCCACAGTGTACCAATATGGAACCCACAAACGCCTCTGGAAGTAAGATGCCCAAGGAGGCGCAGGCATGTGGGTAAATCCACCGCCAACAGAAAACCTGCCGCCAAACTCAAACACATCTGAAGACGATGTGTTGTAGTCGCCAACAGGCGCATACCACTTGATTGTCGTGGAGCTTGCTTCAACAACCTGATAAGTTCTTCCCTCCATAGTGGACAACACGGCAGTGGCTGCCTCGTAAATTGTTACAAAGTCACCAACTTTGATTGTCGTATTACCAACAACAGTAGCCTGAACAAGACCACTCACAACATCAACATCCTTCGCCTGAATACTGAATGTTTGAGGCTGGGTATAA